TTTGACGTAAAGGTCGTGTAAACCATGGGAGCGGTAGACATTGGGCTGCTGATTGCGGTCGTCGGCTGTTTTGTCGGCCTTGCGGACAAGATTATGTCGCATCGTAATCTAATAATTCTAAATTTGTAAAGGAGGAGTTTAATGAGTGCGACTTATTCAGATTTAACTTGTGCTTTTCCTAATTCTTTAGATCCGAATCTTACATTTTCAGATGTTACAAGTGCAAACAAAGATTTAGTAAATCAATATTACACTTATAAAGAATCAGGAGATGATAGTTCTGCTATTGATATACTTACTCAACATCCTGATTTAAAAACTACAATTATTACGCATGAAACATTTCAATTGCTTTATGATATGTGTATAGCTCAAGAACGTTTTTATACAAGCGATTTTAGAACTACAGTAACAACACTTGTACATAATAAAGGTGAATTTGATAACGCTGTACAGTATTCTATGTTTGATTTAGTTGTATATAAATATAAAGCTTATTTATGTAATAGTAGTGATGTGCCTATTGGTACATTGCCTACTACAGATAGTTGGGATAGAATTACATTTCAAGGCCCATCTGGGACTGGAATGGCTTTTCATACTACTTGGAGCAATGAAACTTCGTATGCTGTGGAGGATTGTGTTCCATATAGTAATCGGCTATATGTTTGTATACAGGCGAATTATGGAAAGCAACCAGATATTTCACCAGACTATTGGAAATCGGTAGTTTTTAATCCTAAGCAAATTTTATATTCTGTGAATCAGCCAGAGAACCAAGCCGAGGGTGATATATGGCTTGAGAAAAAAGACTCAGGTCATGTTGCTGTACATATCAAAAATGATGCTTTAACTTACGATAATTTATATCCAAATGATATTTATAAAGCAGGAATTAGCACATTACATCATGTAAATTTATTGGCTAGTGGTTGGCAAGGTAGTACCCCGCCATTTTCCTATAATATTAATTTGGTCGGAATTACCTCCACAAGTTTACAGCAAATTTTGCCGGAAACCAATATGACGGATGAACAGGAGAATACATTAATCGACCTCGATTTAAGAGAAGGGGTTCAATCAAATAATGTTTTCTCTATTTTAACATACGGAGAAAAACCTGCAATAGATATTCCGATTCGAGTAATTATAAGAGGTGATTTGTAATATATGCCTACAATTTTTAATATACCAAGTTCGTCAAAACAGGTGGGTTATGCTCCTGCAAATGTAAGCGGATTGTCAATAGAACCTGCAAATGAACAACTGATAATTAAATGGTCTGACCCAGCAGACACGATTGTCGATGGAGTCACATTAGCAAAATGGGAAGGAACAAAAGTTGTTCGTAAAGCCGGTAGCTATCCAGAAAATCAATATGATGGAACTGTTCTAGTCGATAATAAAGTTAGAGATTCATTTAAAGACTCTGGATACATAGACGGTGGATTAACAAATGGAATGACTTACTATTATGGAGTATTTCCGTATTCTACTACCAATCAGTATAATCTTAATGAAGCAAATCGTGTAAGTGCAATACCACAAGCATATGTAAAATATGGCATCCGTTGGTATTATAAAGCTGAATCTCCTACGCTTGAACGCTTGTATGATTCAGAAAATTTTACATTTCAAGCAAAATCAGCAACACAAAATTATCATAGCGACTTTGATGGCAAGCCAATTTACAAAGATATTAAAACCTGTAACGTTGTCAACGGTGTTATAACTGCCTACGAGGGCGAAGCAGGGTTCACACGAAGTGGCACTAACGGCGATGTAATGGTCGAAATACCAAAATTTTGGTATAAAGTTGAGGACAACGATACATACCGTGACTATGTAATTTCAGATTGTGCTTTGGATGGATTTGAGGTTGCCCCACGTCATATGGCTTGCGAAGATTTTCCAAACGGGTTAGATAAAATTTTTGTTGGTGCATATGAAGCAACGAGTGGTTTTAAAAGCGTTTCGGGTGTTGCACCACTTGTGAACTTAACTCGTGCAAACTTTCGTGCTGAATTTGCAAATCGTGGAGCGGGTTATTGCCAAGCAGACTGGGCGACACAGTTTGAATTGATGATTTTGATGATGGTTGAAACTGCAAGCTTGAATACGCAAAGTGCGGTTGGAAATGGTCTAGTAAGTAACTCGTCTGCCCTGCACACCGGCACTGCCGACACATTAGGCGCAACCACAGGCTCTGCAGGCACAAATAATGCCGTTCTCTGGCGCGGCATTGAAAACCTATGGGGCAATGTAGACGAATGGAGAGATGGCATTAATTTTGACAATGCAGATATTTATGTTTGCTTGAACCCATCCAAATTTGCGGATGACACCGCAACAAATTATACAAAAATCGGATATAGTGAATTACAAAGTAATGGCTGTATTTCCGAAACTGGATTTGATATAAATAATCCGTGGGTGCAGATTCCCACAGTAGTAAGTGGAAGTAGTAGCACCTATTTGTGCGATTATTATTATTATTACAACTCTGGTTGGATTGTTGCCTGTGTTGGTGGTTATTGGGGTTATGGCTCTCGCGCTGGTCTTTTCTGCCTCGGCGCGCACTACGACTCGTCCTACTACGGCTCCTTTATCGGCTCGCGCCTCCTTGTCCTGCCCTCGTGATAGAGGTTTGGGGGCGATTAGCCGCCCAAGGTTTTGACCTTACCATATTTGTTGTTTTTTAAAAAATTACAAAAGGGAAATTCTGTACTATGCGCGTTGCCTATGTTGGTGGTAATTGGAGTAATGGCTCTAACGCTGGTCTTTTCTGCCTCGGCGCGCACTACGACTCGTCCTACTACGGCTCCAATATCGGCTCGCGCCTACTTGTTTAATATATTTTTGACTTGTACAGAATTTTGATTATCAATCTACTCCTACCAGAGTACCTCGCCCATTGGCGAAAAATATTTATCGGAAAGGCATAGCTTAGTAAATTATTGAAAGGCTGTGAAGATAAAAACAATGTGATTTTATGCCAAAAAGGATTGGCAATATTTATAAAGATATGTGCAAAATTGAAAATATCAAGCAAGCTATTTTTGATTCTGCGCGTGGAAAAACAAAAAGAAAGAATGTGAAAAATGTATTAAATAATGTAAATGAGTATGCAAATAAGATACAGAAAATATTATTAACACATACATATAAATCTCCTGTGTACCACACAAGGCAAATTTATGATTCTCGAAGTAAAAAGATTCGTAATATATGTAGCACACCTTATTTCCCAAATCAAATTATATTTTGGTGCATTATAAATGCTTTAAAGTCTATTTTGACTCGTGGTATGTACGAATGGTGCTGTGGAAATATTCCAAGTAGAGGAATTAAACAGGGATATAGAGCAGTTAGACGTTGGCTAAATTGTGATTGGAAGAATACAAAATACTGTCTGAAATTAGATATTCATCATTTTTATCAAAATATTAATCACGAAAAGTTGATAAATTTGTTTGAGCATAAGATTAAAGATAAGGAAATGATTGATTTACTGGAAACAATTATAAACAGCACATCAAACGGAATACCTATAGGAAATTATACGTCACAATGGTTTGCTAACTTTTATTTAGAACCGTTAGACCGTTTTATTAAACAAAATTTAAAGGTTAAACGGTATGTTAGATATGTAGACGATATGGTGTTATTTGGAAATAATAAAAAGAAATTACATATCGCGTGTAAGAAAATATCTGATTATTTAAAAGATTATGGTCTTGAGCTTAAAGACAACTACCAATTATTTTCTACAAAAAGTAGAAGTATTGATTTTTTGGGATTTCAATTTTTTAAAAATCATATTAAATTGCGAAAAAGAAATTTTCTTGCTATGTATCAGCAGTATCGAAAAATAAGAAAACTGAAAAGCAAGCATATAAAAATTCCATTAAAAATATTACAGGGATTTATGAGTAGGTGCGGACAGTTAAAACATTGTGATTCTTATTTTTTAAAGCAAAAACTAAATATCCCAAAATTAAAAAGGAGGATAAGCTATGAAAGTAAATGGAAGTATAAGCCCACAGCCACTATCTTTTCAGCACCGCTTTGACGGTGCTGCTGAAATACGTTTTCGGGAAAATGTTGTGAAAAACACCGACAAAGATGGAAATGTAACATACACGTATGACGAGTATCTATTGACAATGCCTGACCGTGACGGATTAGAAAAAATTGTTACGGACAATACGGCGGTTTGGCTTGCCTATGCGGAAACGCAGGAAGTAAATCAGCTTGCAACAGATGTGCGTACACAGCGTGATAAATTACTGTATGACACCGACTGGACGCAAGTAGATGATGCACCAATTTCTGACGTTGATAGGGAATCCATGCGACAGTATCGACAGGCATTGCGTGATATTACGTCACAGGATGGGTTTCCTTACAACGTAAAGTTTCCAGAAAAACCACAAACAAAAAATGTTGGAAATCGTTCTGTGCAGAATGATGCAGAAAAGCAAATTGCTGATTTACAGTCTACGACCGATGATTTGAGTTTTGGTGTTGGATTAAATACAGAACTCGTTAATAATCGTTTAAATACTCTTGAAAATAAAGTAGGTGGTTAATGAATGAACTTTTACGAAGAAATGCTAAAGAAAATAGTGGATGGTAGAATGTCAAAATTATCAATTGCAATGTTATCAATTATTTATTACGTTATTGGTTCTAAAGGTATGACCGCAGACAATCTTGCAGATATAATGTCAAAACTGGGGTATACATATAACACATCAACAAACGTTTTAAATGATGGAACGACAGATTATACTGTTTATGATTTGCTGAATAAAGTTATTACCGATTTATATCCTATTGATGAAATATTATATCCTGCAACAATGGAAAATATTTTATGGGTTGCTCATACACATAAAGATTCAAGTGGTGCTTTATATATCTCGGATGAACAATTTACAATGTTAGAAGGTAAACTATGAGAAAATTTTGGGATAAATATTATAAGATTATCTGTGCAATAGTTCTGATAATTTCTGTTGGAATTATTGTGCAGTGTTACCATAACGACAAAATCAATATTAATACCTTATCACAAAAAGACATGATAACTGTTTCTGAAAATGTTAAAGGTTTAGGAAAGATAAACGTTTCAAAACTTGTAGAGCATCAACCGTATACAGATATTTCAGACGTAAAAAATATTAATGGAATTGGCGATAAAACAGCTAAAATTATTTCTACGCATTTTTGTACCTATGATACATGGAGATTTGAATATCTAATGCTGATTCAGGTTATTGGTGTACTAATTGGTGTTGTTAGTATTGTAATATTCGTGTGTAAAACGTACAGAGAAATGGTGTATAAAGAACACGAAGAACATTTAGCAGAACAACAACGTAAAGCTATCATTGACAGTATCAACAAAGTTGGTAAATGTAATTTAAATGATAATAAAGATAAAATAAAATAACGATAAGGAGGTTATTATTTGAGTTATAAAGGAATTGATGTAAGCTATGCCAATGGTACAGTAAATTGGGATGTTGCAAAAAACGGTTTAGATTTTGCCATTCTTCAGTTGGGTTATGGTAGTGATTCAACAAATCAAGATGATGAGCAGTTTGAACGTAATGTCAAAGAATGTGAACGGCTACATATTCCGTGAGGCGGTTATCTATACAGCTATGCTATGAATGAATCAGCGGCATATTCTGAATTGAATCATGCATTACGGCTTGTAAAAGGTCATCATCCCGCCTACCCTATCTTTATTGATTTAGAAGATACGGACGGTTATAAATCTAAGCACGGTGGTATGCCATCGTCCAGAGTTATGACAAATATTGCAAAGATATTCTGTAGTGGCATAGTCAAAGCAGGATATAAAGCAGGATATTATTGTAACCGTGATTGGTATTATAATCACCTCCACCCCGCCGAATTAAAGCAATATACATTTTGGTATGCTCGACCGGAAGTGTCAGCACCAGATATTAAATGCGATATTTGGCAGAACGCTTTTGGTGAACGTACCGGACGGTGGAATGGTGCGAATATATCCGGTCAGGGATGTGATACGAATATCGGATATACAAATTTTGGCGCGGTAGCAGAATCCAAACCACAAATTCATTATGCACCGAAAGGCTCGGGATTTAGTTGTGACACTACTACAACGGTTTATGTGAAACAAGGTGCAAAATATACCGTTAGAATTAATTGCAGTTCTGGTAGACCGACACTAGTCGCCGGTAGCAATGGGGTTGTACAGATTGATTTTAAATCTCAGTCTGGTACAGCCTATTATTTTGAGATAAAAGCTGTTGGTAAAGTTGGTAATGCTACAGGAATTTATATTAATGGCTCAAAAATATCTACATTCATCATCAAGGTTGATACAGTGGTTGAATCCGACACTACGATTAATGTTGTAAAGAAGATTGGTGAGTGTTATACACTAGGATTGAAATGCGATAGCAAACCTACTGTTACACTCGGTACAGGTGGTATTGCAACTATTTGCGGTGTATATAAATCAGGTGATAAATGGCTCTGCCCTATTGTTGGTTTTAATGAAGGAGTTACAGGAGTTTATACATCTGTGAATCGTGAACCATCTATTAAACGTTTTGAACTTAAAATATCTAAATAAATAATTAATGAAATGAATGGAGGGGTTTATATGTCTATTACTGCTATGGTTATTGTTATTCTTGCTGCTATTATTGTTGTG